GAACACTCAGTAAAGTCTAACCCTCAAAAAACATTAGGAAAAGGTTCCGCGAATAGTGTCGCCAGGGCTAAAAAGTTTGGTACTGACAATTTTATGGATTGCAGACTAGAGTTAGAGTTTTTTTTATTGGCGGAAAACGAAATGGATAATGCTTATGGTTTTTTGTTTGATGAGTGGACGGACGGATCTTTACAAAGAGGTAATGAGACTGGTAAAAACTTTTTTCCAGTTATGTTTGGGGGTAATGTTTATGAGGAGTGTTATTTGACTAACTACAGTCTCAACATTAAGCCTTTTCAGCCAGTTACATGTAAGGCTACAATGAAATCTTTTAAGCCGCCAAAAGAAACCACAATAAGTGGTTATACTGGCACTATAAACGAGTATTACAACTCAATATCAAACAGCAATAAATTTGTTTACGGTCATACATGTTCCTTAAGTGGGTTAGAAGGAGAAGTTGTTGGTGATAAGTTGGTTTTAGATCTTACTTATGACAAAAGATATGGGGCTAATGAGACATCTTGTATTTATGATAGTCAACCGAAAAGTTATTTAGTTAATGCGGTTGATGCAGAGCTTAATATTGCGGCTACTGGTTTTAAAATGTTTTTGCCATATGAAGGTTTCTCCACTACGGGAGATATTTCAGTTGGTTTATACAACTCTAACGGGAGTGGCATAGGTCAACCTTCTAAACCTGAAGGTTTTGAATTAAGGCTTACCAAAGGGTCTTTTGTCGGAGAGGAGACACTAGGTGTTCGTGGTACCGATAATATTTTAACAAGAATACAAATTAAAGACTCTATATTATAGTTTACAAGTGTATTAAGTGTTGTAAACTAATTCTAACAGCCAACGCTCAAGCTGCGAAAAGCCTAAAAAATTAAAGGTTAGTAATGATTGGTTTTTAATTGAAAATAAACAAAAAACGTCTATATATTTAATATGAACCACGTTTTTTGTACTGAATGCGGAAATAAGATAGAATATTCTTATTCCAAACCAAAATTTTGCTCTGGTTGTGGAAGCAAATTTGGAGGAGCGTCTCTTGTTGACAAGAAATCTAATAAAATTCCTAAAAATGAGGAATCTTTGGCCGAAGATGAGACTTCTATAGATGAAGTTCCAGACATCAAAAGGCTTGAAGTTGATTTAGAGCAGTATAACGACAACGTATTCACTTTTGGGTCTTTAGCTGGAGATAGTTCTCAGCAAGCGGCATCGAGAAGAAAGGGTTCTAGTAACTTAGAAGACTTTATTGATGCCAAACGAAGATAAAAAAAGATTTGAAGATTGTATAGATATAGTTGAAGAGGCCATCAAGAAACAGAGAAGCAGATGGCGTTTAAATTGCATCTCTTGGTTTGACTTCGAAGATGTCGAGCAAGTAATAAAGCTTCATATTTATAAAAAGTGGGATATGTGGGATCAAACCCGCCCACTAGCTCCTTGGGTTAATATAATTGTAACTAATCAAATAAGAAACTTAGTTAGAAACCATTACGGCAATTACATAAAGCCATGTGTAAACTGTTCTCATAATTTATCCGACAATCATTGTTCTTTTACAAATAGCGGCATTCAGGATGGAGAGTGTCCACAATACAGGAAGTGGGAGAAGACCAAGAAGCCAGCTTTTGATTTGAAGGTTGCAGTATCTACAGAAGACCATCTATATGAGATAGGATCTAACACATCAAGAGACGTTCAATTTGATGACTGTATAGCTAAGTTGAATTACTATATGGAAAAAGCCTTAACCGATATCCACTACAAAGCTTACTCTATGTTATTCTTTGAAGAAGCCTCTGAAGAAGATGTGGCTAAGTTTATGGGTTATAAAACAAACGAGAAGAAAAGAAAAGCGGGTTATAGACAAGTCAAGAATTTGAAAAAGATGTTTGCGCAGAAAGCCGCAGAAATAATAAAAGATAATGATATAATACTAGGGGATAAGTAGACATACCATATTATACTATCTCTCTTTATACACTATTAGTACACTTAAGAACGTATTTATAAGGAAAATGGACCTAACAGAAAAACAAAAAGAATTTATTCTAGAAAATGCCGAAAAGATTAATGATCTTATTGTCATGACGAGGAAATGCTTCGAAGACGAAACACTTGACGGCAGAAGTAAACAGGGACGGTTGGTTAGAAAGTTTTTAATTGAGAATGATATAAAATTCAACACATCCTTTAAGGCGAAACAAGACCCTATTGTTTTTACTGAACAGCAAAAAGAGTTTATAGTGAAACAAGCTGAAGACGGACTGTCTTCTCTTGAAATAGCCAAACTATTGTTTCCAAAGAAGCGGGTTTCTCCACTAAGCCTTGAGCAAAGAGGAGTTCTGGAGGTTATAAGAGATGTTAACCCAGACTTCTTACCTACTCAAGATAGTGGGGCGTTGAATTCATACGTTGGCCCGAAAGCTTCAAGTAGAATCATTAAAAAAATAAATGAAGCCACAGGCAATGACTTTGAAGATTCAAAGCTAAACCGACAATACCAAGTTTGCGTTGAGCGGTTAGGCGTACATTTGAATAACTCTCGCTTCTTGAAGATAATGAACAATTATTTAGACAAGAGCGACAGAGACTTATTTGAAGAAGAATTTGTAAGACTTACGTGGGACAAACCAGACTTGACTGCGGATGAAATCAATCTTTACCTTAATGTATGTAAAGAAATTATCAATCTGGAGGTTGTGAGTAAACACCTGAACAAACTAAACGATATGTTTGATGTTGCTGATGATCAAACAGAAATGTCTGTTCGTCTTGCCGAAATCATTAAAGCAAAAAGTTCTGAATACCACCAGTGCGAAGGTCGAATTGAGAACCTCACCAAGAAGCTTCAAGGTGACAGGTCAACTAGGATGCAAAACAAGACAAAAGACAATGCCTCGATCTTATCTATAGTTCAACTCTTCCAAGAGAAAGAAGAGCGAGATAATATGGTAAGAATGGCAGAGATGCAAAAACTAACCGCTAAAAAAGAAGCCGAAAGACTTGAGGGAATGGCTGAATGGAAAGCAAGAGTATTAGGGATAAGCCAAGACGATGTCATTTAAATGCAAAGAATGTAATCAGGGCTTTGAAAGCCTGAGAAGTTTACATGCTCACATAAAGAAGCATAAGATGTTTCTTGGCGACTATTATGTAAAACATTACGCCAGAAAGAATAAACTTACTGGAGAACTGTTACCATTTAAGAATTACGATGAGTATTTTGGAAAAGATTTCTCTCAGCCAGGTCAACTTGCCGAGTGGTGTGAGAAAGCTGATGGTAAAGAAGTAAAAGAATATATTGGTAAATTACTTAATCAGAGAATAACAGAAAAAGATTTAAATTATGGACCAACGGAGTTGGAGATGCTTTCAGCTGGTCTGCCTTCGATTGATTTATACAAGAAATATTTTGGCAGCTACACTTACGCCTGTGAAGCTTGTGATGTTAAACCTTTATTAGACAGAAAATTGCCAAAAAGTTTTTTTGATGACTATTCCAATACAAAGATATTGATAGATACCAGAGAGCAACAACCACTATCGTTTAATAAATCAGAATCTTATAAATTAGATGTAGGAGATTATGGTGTAACTTCTGAAAATTATGATTACACATATGTAGATAGAAAATCGTTTGGAGATTTTTGTAGTACGGTTACAGTTGGATATTCTAGATTCTGCAAAGAATTAGAAAGGTGTAAAGATCTGGGTTGTTATTTGTTTGTTGTTATGGAGTTTCCTTTTGAGGAGATACAAGAATATAACTATAAAAGCTATAAAAAATATAAAATAGACTATGTTTTCCATAATGTTAGGGAGATGCAAAAACAATACGGAGACTGCTGCCAGTTTGTCTTTTCTGGGTCTAGAGAGATGAGTGAATTAATCATACCGAAGATATTGGTTATGGGGAAACAAATATGGAAAACAGATGTTAATTATTTTTGGTCTAAACATATAAAAGAAAAATGAGTTGGGAAAAAGGAATACAAGAGTCTAGAAATAGATTCCCAAATATCAATCAAGAGATTCTAGATATAGATGGTTACATAGAAGAAGACGAAGCAAAAATACTGCTTTATAAATTTCTAAGGCAAAACCCATCTTTCGCAGCGGAGTTTATTACTGGGGTAAAATTGTTCCCTTTCCAGCATATGTCCATAAAGGCCATGATGGAGACCGATTACTTTTTGGGGATATGGAGTCGTGGAATGTCCAAAAGCTTCTCTACGGCCGTTTTTGCGCTATTAGACGCTATTCTAAACCAAGGTGTTCACATTGGAATCATATCTAAGTCGTTTCGACAGTCTAAAATGATATTTACTAAGATGGAAGAGATAGCGGCCAGTCCAAAAGCCGAGTTTCTTTCTCAATGTATAACTAGAGTATCTAAAGCCAATGACCAATGGGTTATGGAGCTTGGGGCTAGCAAAATAACAGCGCTACCTTTAGGTGACGGAGAGAAGCTTCGTGGTTTTCGTTTTGAGAGGATGATTATTGACGAGCTTCTTCTTATGCCAGAAAAAGTCCTTAACGAGGTGATAATGCCTTTCCTTTCCGTTATCAAAAACCCTACGGAGAGACAGGAAACTTACGACATTGAAACAGAGATGATTAAACAGGGCAAGATGAAGGAGGAAGATAGACATAAATGGCCTAACAACAAGATCATTGGTTTGTCTTCTGCATCTTATAGGTTCGAACATCTGTATAAGATGTATTGTCAGTATGAGTCATTAATTCTTAATGAAAACGCTCAAGATAAGGCACATAGAACAATAATGCATTTTAGTTATGATTGTGCGCCCCAACAATTATATGATCAAAACCTTATTGATCAGGCTAAAGCCACCATGAGCCAGTCTCAGTTTGACAGAGAATTTATGGCTGTTTTTACAGATGATAGTTCTGGTTATTTCAAGGTAAGTAAGATGGCGGCATGTACCATTCCTGATGGAGAAGGTCAAAGCGTTGAGGTGATAGGTCAACCATCTGATGAATATATACTTGCTTTTGACCCATCTTGGTCGGAAAGCGAAGGTTCTGATGACTTTGCTATGATGCTCATAAAATTAAACAATGAGGATAAAAAAGGGACAATTGTTCATAGTTATGCATTACCAGGAGCAAACTTAAAAACGCATATAAAGTATATGGCTTATTTGATCCAAAACTTTAACATAGTATCGATTGTTGGAGACTATAACGGCGGCGTTCAGTTTCTAAACTCATGTAATGAAAGTAGCATTTTTAAAGATAAAAATTTAAGACTAAACCTTATTGATGCTGACTTAGACGACCATCAAAATTATGACAAAGGATTGAGAGATCTTAAAAGACAATACAACAAAGACAGCAAAACTTATGTTTTATTAAGGAAGCCAAGTTCAAAATGGATTCGCTACGCGAATGAACTGCTTCAAGCATCTTTTGATCACAAAAAAATATTCTTTGCTGGAGCTGCAATGGATGACGACTATAATGCTCAGAGAAAATCAAAAATACCAATTAAGGATTTAAAATTCATACCTAATTACAACGAGTCTTCTGAAGCTTCCAAAATGATAGATTTTGTTGAACATCAAAAAGATATGATGGACTTAATTAAAGTTGAATGTGCTATGGTTCAAGTTTCGACATCAACACAAGGAACACAAAGCTTTGATTTACCTTTGAACCTCAGAAAACAAAGAGGCGCTGATAAAGCGAGAAAAGACTCTTATTCTGCTCTTATACTTGGCAACTGGATGATGAATGTATACTATGATATGTTT